AATGAACAATTCAGATAATGAACAATTCAGATAATGAACAATTCAGATAATGAACAATTCAGATAATGAAAATGACGTTTAAAGAAGTGCTTAAAATATTGGTTGAAGTTAAACTATCAAAGGCGAATAGAAAGATTTATATGAGTCCATTTGAAGATGGTTATTGAAATCCTAAGGTTAAACTTTAAACCTTACTTTTCTTTTTCTTTTTTCCACTAGAATCCTTTGGTTTGGATGCTCGTGGAGTTCGTTCAGGCTTTTCTTTTCCCTCTGCACCAAACATAGCAATTAATTCTTCATCAGTTATTTGTGGAGCTTGTTGAACTGGTTGCTGTGCATTTGCTGCCGCGGCTAACTGCGCAAGATTTTTAGCTTCCATCTTTTTCTTGATTCTATCTCTAAATGCTTCTTGTTTTGCGAGTCTATCCATTTGTTGCTGCATGGCTCCAGTATTAATTTTTGTATTTCTTCCCAATCCAGCCATACCGGCCATCGCGGCCAAATCACTCATATCCATTCCTCCTGCGCCTCCGGCTCTTCCCATTCCTCCCATTCCCATTTTGCCCAACATCTCTTGAATATTTCCCATTCCAGGCATATTCTTCATCTTATTCAACATCTCGCTTGCTTCCGTCATTAATTCATTTTGACTAATCTCTCCCGACTTCATTCTTGAATCAAGTTTCTCGCTAACATTTTTAACCAAACCCATCAACTTTCCAGGATTACTGAAAAGCTTTTGAAAGACGTCTTTAACGTCTGTTACACCTTCCATATCCACATTGAGATTTTGCGACGTTTCCTCAGCAATTTCTCTCGCAAGGTCTCCCAACTTTCCTCCCATCATGCTATGCAAATGCCCTTGAATGTCATCCGCTGAAGGCATATTAAATTCAGGAGTTGCTGACTCTCCGTCACCGGTTCCCTCTTCCTTGGCCATATTCTCAAAGATATTTTGCATATTTCCAAGCGTCTCTTCCAATTTACTCTTGAATTCATCCTCATTAATTGCGTCAAATAACTTTGATGTATCTCCCAAAGCTGTTTTGTCTTTAACGCTACCAATGATGCAGATTAATACCATCTGCAAATACTTCCAGATTGTTTCGCGTGTTTTCTCGCTAATATCGCATTGCCATAAGTATTTAAAACTAATTCCTGGTAAAAATTCAGTGTTTACCTGAGAATCCGCGTCAAAAATCTCAGTTTTTTGATATAAAATGTCAAAAAAACGCTCAGGAAAAACTCTCACACAATGGTCAAATAAACTTTGCATTTTTTGTTGAGCGTCTAAACAAACAGCTTCATTACGAGCATCGGCATCCTCTACGTGAGAGAAATCTTGGGGTTTCCACCATTTGTCAATTATTGGCTGATATTCAGGAAATGTAATGAGAATATCAGAAACAAAGTCTTTAATAATCTTGGTAAACTCTTCGGGAATAGTGCGCTCTTCTGATTCGGACATTATTTATATGTTTGATATAAATTTATTTTTTTAAATCAAACTAATAGAATTTAATATTTTTATCAACTTTTTTATCAACTTTTAAAGTTGATTTATGCCACACTATTATACAATACAGAAAGCTTCTTTAAATTTTGAATATACTTCATCACCTTTTTCTGGTCTTCCTGTGTCATCATTTGAACAGGAGTTCTTAACCTATTGATAGCTTCAATTATTTTATCTGAATTTTCTGCATTTGACAAATCCGCCGAATAATCCTTATTAATGAAAAAACTGATGTCATCCTTATCAATTATATCGCTATACTTCTCAACAACAAACTTTTGCCAAATCTTAATTATCATTTTAGGATTGGCCTTCCTAATCAAAATAAATGAATTTTTTGCTGATGCTAAATCGGTATCATCTGGAAAAACATTTATAATATCACCCACAAATTCCATAAAATGATCGTTAAAGGCCGTTAATAATGTTGCTGATTGTGTTGCCATTGTCTTCGTTATTTTATATTTTATTATTTTTTTAAGTTATTAACTTATATTATTATTTTTTATTTCTTTGCAGTCAACCCAGCAATTTCTTGATCTCTCATTTGTTGCAACTTTTCAATCGTCATTTCTTGACCACCCGCGCTTCTACTTTGTTTATAATCGTGTTCATCTGTTGGGGTGCTTATTGTATCGCTATAATTCAAAGGAACGTAATTGTGCATTTGCCTCATTCCACCATTTCCTTTTGTGTTTAATTCTTCCGAATCCATGTCTAAAAAACTATATTGGTCGGATGCAATGCACCCTCCTCCTAAAGAAAACGCCATAGGCTCCATATTATTGCTCGTTGCTTGGCGAGTAATAACTTCTTGCGCCGGTTTTAAATGATTATATATGTTATCGCCATAAAGAACTTGATAGTTGTTGTTCAACAGCAATAAAGCAGGCACCTTTGTTACGTTTTCCGGCATAACAATTTTTTGACCACTTTCTAAAACTAAATAAATCTTATTATCCGGACCCTTGGTTCTTTTGTCAATGCAGATAAAATGAATGTCTTTACTCGCCTGAGTTTTAGAGAGAGTCTGCAAAAGCTTTTTAGAATGCTCGCAAAAATTACTATAATAGAGAATTGAACTCATTAATCTATATTAAGCTTATTGGATTATTATTTTAACTCATTTTTAAAAAAATTGATTAAATATATTAAATAGTATTTATTTAGTATAAGATAGAATGAACCCACGCATTGAAAAGCTAGAAGAAGACGGTGATAACTTGTCGTTTACGTTGAGAGACATGAATGTCAGTTTAGCGAACGGACTTCGCAGGACAATTTTGTCTGATATTCCAACTGTTGTTTTCAGAACTAGTCCTAATGAACAGAATAAATGCATAATTCTTACAAATACAACTCGCTTAAATAACGAGATTCTTAAACAGCGCTTAAGTTGCATTCCCATTCACATATCTGACTTGAAAATGCCCCTTCAAAATTACTTGGTAGAAGTCAACGTGGAAAATCTTACAGACACCATTATGTTTGTTACTACTGAGCATTTTAAGATTATGAATTTGACTACAAATGAATATTTAAAAGAGAAGGACCAAAGGAGCATATTTCCTCCCAATTCATTGACTGGATATTACATTGATTTTGCCAGACTTCGTCCTAAAATTTCCGATGAAATCCAAGGCGAAAAGTTGCATTTTACTTGTGAGTTTTCAATTGGAACTGCTAAAGATGATGGTATGTTCAATGTGGTTTCTACATGCACCTATGGATTTACTCAAGACGATGTTCATATTGAGGAAATTCTTGCAAAGAAGGCCCAAGAATGGAAAGACAAGGGCATGACCAAGGAAGAAATTGTATTTGAGACCACTAATTGGCGTTTGTTGGATGGACAAAGGGTTGTTAAGCGTGACAGCTTTGATTTTGCACTTCAAACAATTGGTGTATTTAAAAACCAAGAAATTATTCGCAAGGCTTGCGATATTCTAGTTGAAAAGTTGGAAGCACTTGACACCACAATTGAAACCGATGATTTGAAGATTAATCCTTCTGAATCAACCATGAAAAATTGTTATGATGTTATTCTTGAAAATGAAGATTACACTATTGGGAAGGTCTTGGAGTATTTCTTGTATTCCAAATTCTATGAGGGAACGAATTCCCTTTCATATTGCGGGTTCAAGAAGATGCACCCTCATGACGCGGACAGCATTATTCGTATTGCTTATAAGGAAGAGCTTGAGAAACAAGCCATTAAGCAAAACTTGAAGGAGTGTATTGCCGATGCTATTACTGTTTACGCTGCGATTAAGGACAAATTTTAGAAAATTGGAACAGTTAGTTTATAAATAGTTCTTTTTTTTTAGTTTCCTTCTTGTTTTTATAAATTGCATTCAACTGTAACGTCAAGCTTGAAGACGAAACAAGCAAATTAACAATTGGAATATTACTTTTAATTCGTCTATAAAATGAATAAAAATACATCTTTATTATTCATTTTATATTTTTAAAGCTTTATGTCATTTTTCCGTTTAAATGAACCAAATTAATCCATAGTAGAATCAACCTTGATAAAATCTACGCGACGTTTTCTCAAACACGAGTTCATTGAATACATTTGCAATGACGGATGCAGGCCATTCACATACTTTATTATTACCGTGTTATTCACATACTCATTCTTTGGCTTCAATTCATCGGTATAAATCTTGTGAATGTGGAACATGTGCGTTCTAAAATGGTCTGGAAACTCCTTCAAAGGTCTCTCCTTCTTTATATAACAGCTAATGTAATTTTGATACAACGAGTTTGTAAAATCGTGCAATCTATCGCGGAAATAAGAAAAATCCCTTTTGTTCTCTGGATAAAACTTCAAAAAATCTCCAACCTTTCCTTCCTTTCGCAATTCCAAATATTGATATTGCACCTTTGGTTGATTCCCTCGCAAATGCCTGACATATTCATACACCGGATTTCTAAGTTTACATCTCTCGCCAGTGACTTTATTTTTAATAACAACGCCTAGAATCTCATATGAAGTGTTCATGCTTGCATAAGTCTCCTTTAAATCGTCATAGTTTGTAAATTCATACACTTGAGGAAACTTTAAACTTGTGGTATTCCAATAACCAACTGTTTTTACAATATTTAAATCCAGTGGAAACACATTCACAGTTCCTCCCTCAGTTTGCACTATCTCATAAACTTCCACCAAATACAATTGCGCATTCTTAAAAGGAACAACAATGCGATTTTCAGGATGCTGTAAAACAAAACTATAACAATACATTGGGTTCAGCATATTCAACTCCAAATTATTCTTTTTTGCAGCCTCCAAAAACATATCTCTGAAAGTTGGCGCTTTTTCCTTAGATTTATAAAAACTAACTTCAGCACCAACTGTATTACGCGTTGCGATTTCCCAAGAACCCGATAAACCAGATGTTTCATCCCAAAACACGTTAATCATTGTTCCCTCAACAAATTCCTCAGCAACAATGCTATTAGAATTTTCAGAATTTTTATTTACAAATGAATCATAAGACATAGATTTAGGCGGCGCAAAACTCACAACTTTATTTTTATTATTTATAATAACTGACCGCAAAAGTCCTGTGCTTAGAATAATATCAGGCGCCAGCATTTCCTTATCATATCTAATTACCTTGTATTTGTTATTGCTTTTAGTGGTATATTCTACCATTTTAACACGCACCTTGTTTTGAAGGTCTTCTCCAACCGATTCATTTAGTAACATATCTGAAAACCCCACTATTTCATTTAAGCAATAAACTGGTTGGCGAACGCAGTGAGTCATAATTTAATACATTTTATTACATTATGTCTTTAAACCCATATTATTTATTTTTTCCCTCTTTGACATTTTTGCTTTTTCATTTCGGTTGCCACAATCATAAAAATTTCTATAATAAATATAGGAATAATGTCATCACCCATAGAATCGCAAAGTGTAGAAGAAGCTCCTGAGTCTCAAACGGTTAACCTTCAATTATCTGATGTTATAAGACTTCAAGCTCCTTCAAACCAAATATTAAATAACAACACCTTTGTTATTGATTACATTGACAAGAACCAAATTAATTTGATAAACGTAAATGATTTAACTACAACCAAGTTGAAGATAAATGAAGATGGAACGCTCGGTGACGGTTCAATAACATCCATAGCTTTAATTGACCGAAGCGATAAACTTGGGTATGCAAGACAAAACAACCTTCTACCTGGCACCTGGATTAACATTTATTTTGGAGGAGATGCACCCGTTGTAATAACTGGTCAAATCACTAATCTAGAAGAAGATATGATTGAAATTAAAACTTATCCTGATAACGACATATTGTATATTAACTTTGGTTACAAAGGAATTCCGCTTGATTTACCAATTGAAACAATTGAAATAAGAGAGAAACCCGAACAAATTGTTATTAAAGAAAAAGAGAAAGAAAAAGAAACAAAAGCAGCGAGAGAAATCCTAGGATTGCCTGAAAGCGATGAGTCTTTAGATGAATCAATTGTATCTCTTGCTGAAGATGACAAGAGAGAAAACGCGGACACTGTTTATAATTTGCCTGTTAAGGACATAAAAGACACTGTTCGTGAGTTTATTGTCAGAGCCGACGAAATTAAAATTGGCGAAGAATTGGAAGCCATTACGCAATATGTTGAAGTTGACCAGGCTCATCAACGTTTCAACATCCATTCTCAAACGGATGATTTATTAAATGAATTGTTGTCCAATGTTCCTAATGTTCAAAGAACTGGCGCGGTATTAAACAATATTCACACTATGATTGAAAGATTCAAACAATTGCGTTCAGAGTTTTCTGAATTAGATGAATATGGTAATGTTATTGGTCCAATTACAAAAACGGTTTCATGGAAGCCATTGGTTAAAAATTTGACAACATTCAAAAATATGTTGTTTTGGCTTCTTCCAGTTGCTAAAAATGTTAAAAAGGTCTATAATATTAGCTCAAAAGAAGACGCTTCCGAAAGCCCTGACATTATTCCTTTAACAATAGACCAAGACATTGATGAAATGAAAACAATTTTTGACAGATATAAATCCAACGACACACCATCAGACCAAAATAAATATTTCAATTTAATATCTGAGATTAATCCTTATTTGACACCATTTCAGCAAACCGACGCAGAAGCAACCTTTGATGTTATAAGTGATATACACATTTTAAATGACGTAAATGCAATTATTGATAATTTGGGCGATTTTTACTCGTCTATTGCAGAAAATGATATCATTAAAACCAAAAAATTTGTCATTCAACGTTATAACTTGGGAGTTAATAGATTAGATGCAACACAAATAACTAGCAGTAAAATGATATCACATCGTGTTAATATAACCCAACCAGATGTTCTAGAACTTAAATCAATTTTAACGCTTCCAGAACCAGTAATCCGATTTTCTCACATTAACTTGCCAGAAACTAATATTCTTGATAAATCCAACTTGAATAATACATTTGTTAATTATTGGCAATTATTAAACGATAATGCTCGCGTTAATAAAGTGAATGTGGACGATTTTGAAACAGACCTTGATTTCTCAGAAAAAAAATTTGTGAATAACATCAAAAATTATGTTTTAGTTAAGAATGAAAAAATGGAAGGTCTAACAAATTATGAGATTTACAAAGAGTTCCTTCAAAAAATAGTTCCCAAAACGCGCGTTTTATTCAATTTAATGAAGAAATACATTAATGGCAAATTATCATTGCACGATGTTGTCGGATATTTGGAACCATTCTTAATTTATACAGATGATTTAACGTTTATGCAATACAAGGATATTGAATCTTTCTTACAAGATAAAATTTCAGAATATAACAAAAACTTCAAAGAACGAGAGAAAAGTTTTTCATTGTTAAAAAAACGCCTGGCAAATACAGGATACCGTCCATCTTCTAATTATATTCTCTCTTTAATCACTGATAGAAAGATAAATAAAGAAGTGTTTGTTGATTCATATGATTACGAACAAACTCAATTGAAGTTGTCAAATTCAGAACTTCTTTGGAGAATGAAAACCATTGATTTTTCTAATGTTTTTGATAATGCTCTAGCACTTGCTAACATTGGCACTATGTTGCCGGAAAATATTGGCTCTATTATTGAGAATATTGAAAAAGACAAAGACGAACTGGATGAAGAGATTAAAAATGAAGAAAAGGATAACAAATGCATAAGCATTGTAATTGCAAAACAATATAAAACTCTAGAAGAAGTTGCTATGGACAATGATAAAATAACATATTTTGATAAAAAGTTTGACGATACACTGTATGGCATGTTAGATGATTATCAAAAAGAGCAAATTGCAATGGCTCCTGAAGAATTTTACGAGTTCTTAGTTCAAAAATTAATTAGCAAAAATAAGATTTCTACCCAAGATGCACCACGGCTTGCTGAAACCTTGATTAATGGAATGAAACGTGTTGTTGATGGAGATTTTGCCATGGTTTTTGATGCAGCGCAAGACAAAATTGTTTATTTTAAACGCAGCAATAATAGATGGGCTACAGATAAAACCATTGATGAAAAAACAGTAACAGCCAATCAGAACTTATTGTGTGAATTTCAAAAGGATTGCATTGAGGTTGATAAAAAATATAAGGCTCTTTGTGAAACACAGGATTTAAATAAAAAACATATTACTGAGAATGCTTTGAAAGAAATTGTCGGGCAGTTTGATAAAAAGTATGAATTGTCTAAGGATAAATTGAAAGAGTTATTGACCAAAAACTTAGACTATAACTTGAGTATTATAGACAAGTTGCATGAAATACACCACACGCAAACTTATAAATACAATTCTCAACAATATAAAATTGGAGCGGAAGCTGGTGACCTTGATGCAGACATTGTTGTATCACCTTATATCAAGTTGAGAGACCTGGTTTTAGGACAGTCAAATATGAGTAAAAGACAAAATGATATTGTCAAATTTGCTATTCGCTTTACGAGAGAACCTACTGAAGCAGACGCTGCAAAGGGAGACGAACATTGGAAATATTGGAGATATTGTCTTAAAACCAATGTTAAATTATTGCCTAATTTCCTATACAGATTGGCTGCATGCTGGACTGAAGACCATGACAATTTTATGAGAATAATGGATGAAATAATTAAAGAGAGTGGAAAATTAAGCGATGATGGCGACGCGTGGGTTGACGAACATAGCGGTTATATTATTTGTCCTCGTGATTTTGACGTTGAAGAGGGTTATGAACAAGGTTACAAGGTAAAAACGAGAGAAGTGATGGAACAAGATGCCGGTGATGCAATTTTGAGTTCAGCTTTAAAGCCTGTCATAAAGAAATACACAACACCTGAAACAAAAATGATGGCTAACGTGATTTCCGCGTTGGCTGAAAATATGGGATTTAACATTGACGACCAAAAAGACTTTATGATTAAAATAGCATCTGACACCATTTCTGCAGGAGCATTGATTTCTGAGGAAGACCATAAAAAACGCGTAGAAGAAGAGGCAAAAAAGGGCAAAAAGTTGCCTTCCTATATTGCTATTTATAACAGCACCATCTTATATTTAACACTTGGAGCATTCCTGATTGGCGTTCAAACATCTATCCCATCTATTAAAACGCGAAAAACCTTCCCAGGTTGCGTTCGTTCTTTCACAGGATACCCTTTTGAAGGCTCTGGAGATTTATCTAGTTTAAAATATTTATCCTGTATTGCTTATAAAATACGAAATGCAACGGCTCAACCATGGTCTGCGTTAATGGGACTTAAAGAAACAACTGTTGCAGATAAAATCAAAGCATTTATAGACAATTATTATCTTTCAAACGTGGATGTCATGCAAAAATGCAAAGAAAAGTTAGAATATATGTTAGCTAATCCAAATGATGCGACTATTCCAACAGACCACGAACTAGGAAAATGGATTCAGTTTTTACCTCCATTGGTTCCATTCAAGTTGAGACCAATTACAAACATTTCCGAAGAGTTTAAAAGACAATGTTTACAAGATTTTAAGAGTGGTGCAACATGTCAAAGAGAGAAAATATTGGTTATAAAGTCAAAGATTATATTTTTCTCTCTTGCAATCCAGGAACAGATTCAAAAAGTGGTGACAAAACGTAATGCACTTCTCAAAAATTCATCTAATGAACCTTTCTTGGAAAATGCTTGTTGCAGTGAAAAAGGAAATATCAGCACAATTAAATATTTTGCAGAGGAAGAACCAGAAATTGTCGTTTATAATAATATTGTTCGCGATTTATCTTATATTATTGAAGACATCAATGCAGTTGCAAAGGCTCCTATGTTTTTTTGCAGAGCGAACTCTAAGAATGTTTACGCTCCTTTGAGTGACCAATATAATGACGAGACTATTTATCGCGCATTTATTGTCTTTTGTAAATTTAACTCTATTGTGCCAATTAGTCCGGAATTAGATGCAATTTGTGGTGGAAAACCAGAGCAGTTTTCAAACGTTGATTCTATTAGCGAAAAAATTAGAAAATTAAAACAAGAAGGAAAAAATTACAACAATGCTTCTCTCATAAGATTACTTCAATATGTTGATAGAAGGAACATTGTTAATATTAATGTGGATACACCTGTAGTAACCCAAGTTCAACAGCTTCGCAATATTCTTGAGGAAATCTCAAAGGGCGACGAAACCGTTGTTCCTGCTTCATTGGTGCAAAATTTGGATGAAGCTCTTGATACATTTGATATTGCTGTAACTGAGGATACTGAAGAAATGCGCAAGTTGAAAAATTATCTTGGTCGCGTAAATAAGGAAATGAAATCAGAAGTAGTTGAATTTATTAGCAAAAATGCTGGTTTAACAAAGAAGGTAAACAATGATATAAAATCGTATCTTAACACTTTAATGGAATGGGGTGCGAGTTCCGAGGAAGCTATGAAAAATTCCATTTCTGATGAAGCCACATATAATTCCATTGATTTCGTTAAAAATTACATTCATAAAATTTTAAATGTTTTCCCCGACATTATCAAAAATAAGGTTGATTACCAAAATTCTATTCAAATACCAAACTATTGGGGTTTATCCAAAAATCATGCAAATGACATTCGTTCAATTATAAATGAATACTACAAAAGTTTAAGACCATTTTACGGAGACAAAGTTTTATCCAAGATTCTTACAACTATTCCCAACACAACCAAGAACTTATTACAACTTGCTTTGAATACCCCTTATATGAGTGACATCTATTACAAGGGTTCAAAAACTTATTCAGTGTTTGATAAGAGAACATGCGACATGCTTTTTGAGAACTACTTTTTGCAAGTGTTACTTGAATTTAAGAAATTATCAGAAGACCAAAACATGTTGGTGAGAGAAATGGGTGAAGAAGAATCTGAGGCATTCACAGTTGAAGACTTGGAAGAAACTGCACTTCATTTGTCCGCCAAACCAGTTGCAACAGTCTTGCTTGGAAATATCAAAGACATGCGCACAAGAACTGCCAAAATGTTAGCAGCGTTTTTAACCATCATGTCTAACCATAAAGATATTGTGGACCTAAGCTATGATAAGGTCATGGAAGTAGTTTTCAAATCCAAAGAAAGAGAGAAAGATACATTCACAGATAGATTAAAAGCAATGACTGACGAAGAGCGCGACGCGGATACTATTTTAAAGATTAATAAATTGGGCGCTTGGAGCAAAGGCCTTCAAAAAGGTCTAACTACATATGTGAAAGAGACTTATGACGAAGAGAGAGAATATATGGAAAAGATTGCCGATATTGAAAAGACCTTGCGAAAAAATAAGAATGTTGTTGATGAAAACATGGACCAATATTTAGAAGATTATATAGAAAACGCAGATGCTATTGCTGATATTGAGAGAGAAGAAAATGACATTGGTTGGTTCAATGGAGATGACGCAGGTGAAGACTATTTTGGGGCCGAACAAGGCGAAGATGATTGGGGAGAACGCGAATAAGAAACAGTCGGCTTTATAATTTTAATTTTAGAAGAATAATAATATACAAATTATATATTATTATATATTAATGTATCGTTCCTATATTGCAAAAAATCCTACTCTAGTTAGTGTTTTATTGTTTTTAGTCATATTCATAACAATTCAAATTGGAAAACCCAGTTTCTTATATAGAGATGACGGAAGTATTCGCGAATTTGGCATTGGTTATCGCAATAAAACAATCCTTCCTATTTGGCTTCTAGCTATTGTTTTAGGAATTCTTTCTTATTTGTTTGTATTGTATTACTTGTCAAGGCAAACATTATTTTAAACCACAACCTTTTTGAAAGGTGGTGCCAAAATAAATAACATATTTTATTAACATGTTATTTATTATTCAATATTTATTCTCTACATAAATTTGGCACAACCTTTTTGAAAGGTTGTTAATACGTGTATACAGTTGATTCGGCCTTTTCTGTTTTGGCTTTAACTGCCGCTTCTTGTTCTAAGTATTTGTCGTGACCTGCCTGCATTGTCGCCAAATCGCCAACGCATCCACGTTTCATTATATTGTATTGCGTAACAGATATCAACAATATTGCAGTATAAATATACCACATAGCTTCACCAATATTATCTCTCATAACAACGGCATCTAATAACTGTTGTTTCAACTCTGGAGCTCCAGCCTGATATTGGTCTTTCATTAATGGAACAAGCATTGACCAGTATTCAGTAAAATTACCAGGCACAATTTGATTTATTAATATAGACATATTTCCACACAACTTTATGATTGCTTCCGCGGCACCTTTTAAGCTCTTATTTTTCTCAACGTTTCCTTGCGTAGATTCATCTATCGCCTGATTTAAATCCACATTAACTAACAATTCTGTTAGAATATTATTTGCTGTTCCAGCCACAGCAAAATATCCAATAACATTTGAAAACGCCGATTTAAACCCAGGGAATATCATTAATGCTATAATAACAATTCCAAAGATAAAGAACCACGGTATAATGGTTAATAAAAATGCCGCACCAATATTTTGAGTAATACTTCCACCACAAGTATTAACAAGAACGCTTGAATTCATTATTATTTGAGTAACAATAACCAGTAAAAAATAACAAGTTAAAAACACATTATTTTTGCTGCTATATGCAGCGTATTCTAGGCCACTTTTATCGTCAAATGCAGTTGCATTTAATTTTGGTTTGAAAACAAGATAATATAAAAGTGTAATTGCAATAAATATCAATAATGAGAGATAAGAAGCGTCCATATAGATATTGTGTATAATTTATTTTGATATTATAAAAGTAAATTATAAGGAATAATTATGAACTTTGACAATTTTACTAAACCCGCTTTGATAGAACCTGGAGTCAAATACTTTTTAAGCGAAACATTAAAGCAATGTCGGATTTTTAAAAACACATATAACAACTTATTAATTAACATTTCACTGGGAATAGGATTTTTGGTGATTTTAGGCATAATATTACTTTTCAAATACAAAGGTAAATTGACGCCCGTTGAAAAAGAAATGAAAAATAGACAAAAGCAACAATATATTTTATCTAAGATACAAAACTTTCAAGAATCAAAGCAACGCGCGCATCAAGAATTAATCACTGGTCTTCCTCATTGGGAAACTGAATACGATATTATTTCTAATAAAAATAAATATATAAAAATATAAATATAATCTATATAGAATGAGCGACAAAAATGAAGAGAAAATGGAAGAAAAGAAAAAGTTTATAGACGGATTAAATACGTATTTCAAACTTAAAGCAGCATATGAAGCCAATATTAAAAAGGAGAAAATTCAGGTATCTAAGTTGCCTGGATTAAGTTGGCGAGAGAAACGAAATGAATATGCTAAAATTAAACATAAATGTATTAACTGTAAGAGACCAGTTGGTTCTATATTCTCAACCAAGACTATTAATAGTGAGAGACAATATCTTGCATTATGTGGCGATAGAAAAACTCCTTGTCCTTTAGATATCAAAATCAATTTAGGTATGGTGCTTAATATTACGGAAGACATTCGCCAAGACGAAGAAAAAATAGATAATTACAAACGTCTTATTATTTTAGACAAGAATGATTTACTTTTTGGTTATATTACGGCAACTGCCGCAATTGCTAGATTTGATAAAATTAAAGAAGAAGTTGCAGATGCTACCAAAATCTATGAATTTACTTTAGAACAATACTTAAATATAGTGGATAATGTTGAGAAAAAGGAAGAACTTAAAAAACTAAAACTGGAATTCTACAACAATTTAGATAACTTTAATGCAATGGTGCAACAGTATAAAACGACTCAAAACACACAATTTATTATTGATGCTGTTGAGTTATATACAACAACAATGCAACCAAGGGTTAACGAAATTTTAAAGAATACTTATTCTTATAACGGAGTTGAATATAATGATGATGATAATACATTTCATCTAATTCAAATACCAATATCAATTGAAGACCATGAGTGGGATATTAGTGAACATGGTCAAAAGATAATTTCAATGAAAATGGGGCTTGAAAAATTCGCTCAAAAGAGGACTGTTCGCAATAAAAAAGCTTTGACATCCGCTATTCCTGATATTAGAGAAAAAGAACCCGACTTTACAAAATTAAAGGAACAACCCAAGTTTGCTTTAAAACAGCAGATTCCTGAATCTGAATCCGAATCTGAAGATGAAGATTCTGACGATGACAACAACTCAGAGGACGAAGATTCAGACGAAGACAAACCTTTGCCAAAAATAACAATTCATCCAAAACTTCTACCAGACGGTACAATTGCCGCAACAGAAGCCCATAGATTAGGGCTTAAGATTGAACTGGTAAAGGGTGACCTAATTGCAATGAACCCAAATACAAAGGAAAAATACATAGTTACTGCTGGTAAATAAAAAATAATATAAATAGTATTTATAAAACATGATTACAAAATTCATCGACATTCCAACATTCATTATTAGTTTAGCAATTGGCTTATTTTTTGTCTACATCTGGGGACCAGAATTAAAAACCGTCTATGTTTATCCAACACCAGAAAATATTGGCAAAGTTCAGTACAAAGACAACGCAGATAACTGTTTCACGTATCAAGCAGCTGAAGTAAAGTGCCCGGCGGACGCTTCGCAAATAAAAACTGTTCCAGTGCAAACTTAGTAAAATTTTAAAATATAAATCATTATATATATGCACCTCACAAGGTTTCTTCACACACAAAGCGGTAAATATATAATGTCCGCTTTATTGGGATTTGGTCTAGCCACATTATTTAGAACTGTTTGCAAGGGTAAAAATTGTATTGTATTTAAAGCGCCTCCTATGGATGAAATAGAAGACAAGGTTTACAAGCATCAAGACAAGTGTTATAAATTTACTCCGGTGACAACAAATTGCGACGCAAAAAAGAAAAATGTTACAATGGAATGATACTTTTGAAAAAAGTATCGCAAAACCATGGACGCTTTTTGTTGGTTTTTTGCTCCACTTTTTTAAAAGTGGATTTTGCGTAATTATTATATCAAATCCTTCTTATAATAATTATATGTCAGACACAACAAGTATAATGGATTTACCAACCGACCCAACTGGGGGAGGAAGTATAGGAGGAAATGTTAGTTTAACTGCTAATGAAAAAATATCTTCCACGCCAGTTCAATCTCCTCCCGGAGCCGGAGTTGCTTTAGACCAAACAACAATTAATCAAATTGTCAGTGGATTGCAACAAGCTAGTTCCAGTGGCGCAACCCAATTACCATCTAGAGATATTCCTCGTAATACAGAAGGAATCATGCAAGACCCACAAGTTCAACCTAACTATATCCCCCCTCAAACCAATAATGATTATATTACTGAGTATGAAGACAACGAGGATATTATTCAGAATTATAAAAGCAATGCCCAATATGGCGACAGTTTGGATCAACTATACGAGGAAATTCAAATTCCTCTTTTAATTGCAGTTTTATACTTTTTGTTTCAATTACCAATTTTCAAACGTTATTTATACAAGTTTTTTCCTTCGTTATTTTCAAAGGATGGAAACGTAAACTTATATGGGTTTTGCTTCACAAGTGCATTGTTTGGATTTTTGTATTACACATTAGCAAAAATAACAACACATTTCAGCCGGTTTTAACAAGTAATTGGTACAATCTTTTTCGTATTGTATAATTTAAAGCTTAAACTATACAATACTTGTCCAAATATATCCAAAGGTTGTATATCAGCTCCTGTAGTAATTGCAATGTTTAATCTTTGCGCATCAACAATTACATTTATCATTTTTGCACCTGTAAAATTTGTTGTTCTATCAATCTTGACATCCGTTAAATTTGCATTAGTCAAGTCTGCTCCAGTAAAATCAGCATTACATAAATTTGCTCCATTAAATTTTGCCCCACGCAGGTCTGAACCCGAAAAATTAACATAAACTAAACTAGCTCCAGACAAGTCTGCTCCCTGTAAATAAGCGTGTTTAATCACAGCTCCTTGTAATATTGTATTTTTAAGATTTGTCTTTATTAAACACGAGAAGCTTAATTTTGCTCCTCTAATGTCTATATCTGATAAATTTGTGCGAGACAAATCTACCCCATTAAGATTGTTTATGTCAATTTTCTTTTTTCTTATTTTTCTACATAGCCGTCGCTTTGCGATATAATTTGAAATTGATTGTATCAATTCTTTAATCATGGTTTGCTTTAACAAACTCATCATGATAACTTTTTATCAATTTTTTTACACCACGACAAAAATAAAAATAAAGTTAAAAAAATATATAAAAATAAATTCATACATAGTAATAACCGCGCATTTAAAATGCCAAATTCAGACATTACAAAGGTCTTGGATGAAATTAAATATGATAAACGGTTTGAGAGATTTCGGTTAGCCAATGTAATCGCACATGTTGCTGTTATTGTTTTAAGAGGAAAAATTATAGCTAGTGCAGTGAACCGCATTGGTTATCGGCAAGAAACAAGCAGAAGTTATTATAACACTTATCTACACACAGATAGAAACTTGCATGCAGAAGAAAATGTGGTAAGGTCTCTTGGAAATTACAACAAGATGAAAGATGCGGATATGTATATTATGAAATTTGGTAGAGGACAAAATGAGGGGAATTATGTGAATTCCAAACCTTGCGCTAAATGTGCGTGTTTTCTCAGCAAGTGCATGAGAGAATATAAACTGAAGCGCGTCTTTTACACTTCATAACTAAATAAGGTATATAAAAATATATTAAACGCATTTTGCTATTTAATATATTTCAGTTATTAATGCCTCCAGGATTTGATTTATCGGATATATTACAAACCACATTCAACGATTCTATTAAAATTTCTCTCTTTCAACGTATGAAAACCGGGAATCCACTTATTGATGCCATATTTTCAACGCTTGGTTTTGTTATGATAAGCTATCTTGTCAAGGTATTATACGAAAATAATGCGTTTAATAGACCATGGAATATAGATTTTCACGATGCTGTTAAAAGCTTGTTCTATAAAAAATATTCAATCACATATGAAGGTAAGCGGTGTTCTAGCGTCGGCACGTATAATCTGTATCCAGTAGTTTCGTCTTGTTTTACAGACGCATTTAAAGCATTATGGGCCGATATTTTGGGCACTATGGACGATAATGAAACTATTCGTGAACTTAAAGAACTATATACAACAATGGATAAATTTCGCGATAAAAATGACGATGACGAAGACGATGATATGTATATAGTGTCTCAAAAAAAACCATTTTTATATAAGGCCGACCTCAAAATATATGCCATTGCAGATTTTTATACTGAAGATTCTGGTGGCAGCGAAAAAGAAAAGCAAACAACTAAAACGGATAAAATTACATTGACTCTTTATTCATATGAAACAAATATAAGTGGCATTAAGAATTATGTTAACAAGTTGAAAGATAAATATATAAAAGCCATTGAAGATAGTCGTAATAGCCAAAAATTTATTTATACTCTAGTTAAAACTAAATACGAGGATTACAAATATGAATGTTGGAGTGAATATCCTTTTGATAGCACTCGCACATTTAAAAATATGTTCTTTGAGAATCAAGAACAAGTTATAAGTAAAATCCAATTCTTTCTTGCTAACAAAGACTGGTATTATGAAATGGGTATACCTTATTCTCTCGGCATAGGATTGCATGGTCCTCCAGGAACCGGTAAAACATCTTTTTTCAAATGTCTTGCAAACATGACTGGACGTCACATAGTTATTCTCTCATTGAAGCTCATTAAAACCAAGCGGCAATTAGATGATTTCTTTTTTGAGGATAGATACAACTCTAACAACAAGGTGCATAGTGTGGGGTTTGATAAAAAGATTATCATTATTGAGGATATAGATTGCTTGGGTGATATTGTATGGAAGAGAGAAGATACTAAAGACAAGAGCGGAACAAGTATTGGAAAAAAGTTGAATTTAACATCATTATCACCGACATCTTCAGTAAATGTTGCTGACGTGATTCAAACATTTGTTGAAGCAAATGAAGAGCAAAATAAATTACTGTCCACGGTAACAAAACCACTTGAAGATGACCCTATTACATTGGATGATATTTTGAATCTGTGGGATGGTCTTAAGGAGACGCCAGGAAGAATGTTAGGAATTAGCAGTAATCATTATGATAAATTGGACCCAGCATTGATACGTCCAGGGCGCATTGATATAACACTCAAATTGGATTATGCATCGCGCGACATAATACGACAAATGTATGAAAGATATTATTCTGAACACATTAATGATAAATCTTTAAAGAAGATTGATGACTATTTTTACTCACCTGCTGAAATTATTAACTGCTACGTCATGAATAAAGATGACCCTGGAGCATTTATTAAAAGATTAATGAAAAACGAGAAATTCTAAGATTTGAGACTCGTTATAAGTTATAATAATTGTTATAGAACTTTTATAAGAATCATAACAATTAAAATGCATATCATAGAAAACTACGTTCAAAATTTGATGGTAAATCTGCCCAAGAAAATAGGCACAGAAAATATTAATCTCATTCTAGACGGAGGAATATTTAACGGTAGTTATCTAATCGGCGCACTATACTTCTTGAGAGAAATGGAAAAACAAAAATACGTTACCATAGACAAAATTTCCTGTTGTAGTATTGGTTCGGTTTGCGCTGTCCTATATAAGATAGATGCGCTGGATTTGATGCCCGAATTATATAATATAATGGTAAAACAATTTAAAGAAACCCACCACTTTGACGCGCTCAAACCTTGCCTTGATAAAATCAAAGAGCGCATTGGAACAACCCCAAATCTAAACAATACATTGTATATTTCTTATTATGACATTAAAAAAGGAAAGAAAATTGTTAAAAACAAATACAAGAATGTAGATGACTTACTTGACACCGTTTACAAATCTTGTTTTGTTCCTTTTGTAGCCAATGGAAATATGGTTTATAAAAATCGCTATTACGATGGAGTAAATCCATACATTTTTCCATTTGAATCTAATAGAAAAAACTTGTATTTAGATTTGTTTGGCTCTGACAAAATTGGACACATGTTATCGGTTAAAAATGAAAAGACTAATTTTCATAGGATATTGGCCGGACTATTGGATATACATTTGTTTTATATTAAACAGAATAATACTCAAATGTGCAGCTATGTAAACAAGTGGTCGCTTTACCAAACAATTCATACCCGCATTTTAAAGTGGATTTTTGAGCGCACTATTTTTTACATTGTTTATATCTCATTCTATTTGAAAAAATACATACCTAGTGAGTTTTATGAGCATATTATTTTTAAAATATTATCAAAAATAATAACGGAATTGTATATTCTTTTTATTGATTATTGTTGCTTTTAATAAAACAAACCACCTCTTCCTCTTTTTACAGTTTTATTTTTCTTTGTTTTCTTGTTTGCTGTTTTAGATTTAATCATTTTTCTCTCTTCTTTCTTCTTTTCTTTTTGAGAAAGCATGTCTGCTGGTCTATAACGCAAGAACCACTCTTCATATTCTTTATCCTGCTTTTTCTTATGGTCCTTCAACTCTTTAAATTTCTCAGCTTTTTCGGCTCTCATCTCTTCCACTGTTTCCTGATGTCCATAGCAACTTATACTGAACCTTCTTAAAAGCCCTTTCTGTTGCAGTCTATTTTTTTGTTGCACTTCAAATAGAAATTGTGCCATGCATACTATTCTCTCTGTATCGTAATAATTACGGTCAGAATATAAAAATGCCAAGTAAAAACTCAACATTGTATCAATTGTTGCTATTTTTACTGGTTGTTTATCAATTGTAATAATATTATAACTGTGACACGCAATTGGCTTATAAATAAATGCGATTGTATCTGCGCCTATCATTATTTGATAGTGTGGCGCAACTATTTCACCGATTTCTTTGCGTTTCACAATTTTAGCCTTATATCCAGCATCTTTTAAACGTTCTTTTAATATTTCCGCCGTCTTCTTAGGGTCCTCTGATAAAACGTCAAAGTCAGGAATCTTTTCAAGTTTCTTATGCAATTGCCTTGGCATATAATGCAAATAGAGGCTTACTGCATAACCGCCAAAAAAGACTACTCCCTGATTAATAAAAGAATCTCTAGTTATTTCAAATATCTTATCTTCATCCTCTTTGTTTATCATTTCTCTCTGGAATGGTTCTATATCATCGCAGTGTTTTGATTTCAAAGGATAATTGTCATTAAGTAAAGTTAATCGCTTTAAAACTTTTTCCCATCTTGAAACATCCCCAGCAGGTCTTGATAGTTCTAAATACATTGACATTCTCAAGTAATTTGGTGGCGCGTATAAAATTCCATCTATTTTTATTGCTTCTTGCTTTACCGCCTTGTAAATTTCCTTATGCAAAAATGTAATATCTGCAACTGGTATAAAATTCACAAACACCTTATACGTGCCCTTGTGTTGCCCTGATTTGGCCTCCACTTCTAAAAACCCAGCTTTCACGTAATCATCCGTTAATTCTTTGCTGTCATTTAACGCATTAAAAGAGAAAAAATCATAATCTGGTATTTCAACTTCTGTATTATAAAACTGGTCGGCCTTTGGTAAAATATTATTAATTGCAGTTCCTCCATAGCATATCACCTTTTTTCTACGGATAAAATTCTCCACAATACCAATTATCTTCTTTACTTCAGTTGAATTGGCTACAGCTCTTCCAGAACGCTCTTCGGCTTTATCTACCGCACTTCTTAATATTGCTAATTCACATTCTTGGAAATTCATTGATTTATCGCATATGTTTTTCATTTAATAGTCTTATATTATCAAAAGAAAAAATTGAAATCCTTTTATGGAATAAATATATTGCATCCTTATCTACAGCCGCAATAATGCATTCCATCATTATCTGTCTAATTATCTTTATCAGCATGGACATTGTGTCTAGCTTATCATTTGTTTCCAGCGCTGGAATTGTTCTGGCAACTGCTCCATTGGTCATCAGTAGTAGAGCCAGCAGAAGAAGGCGAAGGAGAGAAAACCGCCGCAGGCAGTTGATTCAAAAAACAAATATGTGTTCATACACGTATAGATTGTTTGGAAATACTTGTCCTATCCCATCATACAAACAGCAAGAATTTAGAGATAAAATGTGGTCTTTTCACAAATCTAATTGTATTCCAAAGGAAAGCGGCAACCATTATGTGGGAGCATTTATGTGTATCTTTATTTTAGCCGCATTGTTGTTTATTTGTTTCTTTACGCGATAACAAACATTTAAATTTATTTTAGACTATTTATAATATTCTTTGGATTCCCGCTTTTTTGATTAGATGTTAAACGCATAATAATCGCTCTTAACACTTCTACTTTGGAAAGAAAGAGCGGGATTTTGTGGAGGAGGTTCCGGAACATAAACTGGTATGTATCTTAATTTCTCAGGTTTCAAACAGAACGCATATCCACATTTATCAAAGAACGCATTATTCTCCTGCAAATTTACGTCATTCTTCTGATACATCATTCCAATCATTTGACAACCGGTTTCTCTGCAAACAATAGCACTTGGATTTGGTGGGTCAGCTCCAATATCTGGCATTGAAATACTCATATTTTGCTTATTATAATCCTGCAATTCAACTAAATCTGGTGTATTTTTCACATCATAATAATGCAACGCGCGCATAAATATAGAGTTGCTCGTCATGTTTACATATTCATAAAAATCTTCCGTGTCCATAAATGAATTATTTGATTTGTCAACAATAACAACTATTTTTTTACCAACCAAATCCATTAATTTTGTGTTGCCAAAGTTCTTTCCATTTTGCTCAAAGCTTGACGCAGGTCCTAAAAAGAATGAATCATAGCTCTTAAACAAATTGGCCAAGTTCTGATACATTTTGTGGTTTGCGCTCTTAAACCTAAAGTGGAAAATTATTGGGTCTTGTGGATTTGGCGCACCACTTGAAGCGAACGCATAGTTTGTAACTATATTCATCACGTCGGAAAAGGCGACAGCATTATAAGTTTCCTTAATGTGATTATTATCAACAGTGGATGTAGCAACTACTGGTTGGTCGTCCATTGAGAATATTTCAAAATCCAAACCGCGAACGCCTTGCTTCAAAACATCCTTCAATGCGCACGTTGAAACATAGTCGTTTTTGAAAGTTCCCGGGCTGCAGCAATTATATGCAGTTTTAATATAATAGTCTTTAAAAGTATAACCACAATTTGGGTCACTTGAATTTAACGACTTTATTGAACCATTCAACGCGGAAAATACATTGCTCATGCTGCTACACTCGCGACTCACCAAATTTCTCATATAAAAATAATACCATAAAGCGGCAATAATCACAATTATAATCATGCTTAATAACATATACGCCGCATAATTCTCCTTAAGATTTGCCATCATATTCATCATTTTATTCGTATTATCCATTTTACTCTACTTACTATAATATAATATTTATTTTCAGTGAGTTTAAATTAAACAAAAATTGCTATAAATAAAAATCTATTAATATGATATATGCAAAATATAATACCAACAATACTACTTGGCGCTCTTGCAGGTTTGTCAGGTGGAGCATTAGGACAGTCTGGCGCTGAAGTTATGCTTCCCGGTTTACTGGTTTTAGGAATTGTGCCTGATTTTAAAACAGCTGCAGGAACAGTTTTGTTGGCAATTATTCCACCTATATCATTATTAGCAGTTTTACAATACTATAAAAGGGGCCAAGTGAAAGTTTTAACGTCTGTAATATTGTTTATAACATATTTTTTTGTAGCGCTTCTTGGTGCATACTTGACAAAAAATGTATCAAATAAATATCTAGAATATGTTACTGCGACATATTTTCTAGTAATTAGTTGCTTCTTCTTCTGGAATGCTTATACAGGAACATATGGTGAAAGTAATGGCAAACAAAAATCAATAACTCATTTAGCTAATGGTTTTAAAAATTTGTTTTAATATTTTGTGAGGCGCGTATCGGATTGTATATTAGGGTTAGGTTAATCAAAAACATCTAACTTGGCGTTTAATATATATTTAACTCAAAAAAGTTAAATAAATATAAAGTATTTGTATAATATATCTTTAAGATGGCTGGAGGATTAATGCAGTTAGTGAGTGAAGGCCAACAAAATATCATATTAAATGGCAACCCTTCAAAAACTTTTTTCAAAGCAACATACGCTCGCTATACAAATTTCGGTTTACAAAAATTTCGTGTTGACTTTGAAGGCTCAAAAACTCTTCGTTTAGCAGAAGAATCAAATTTTACCTTTAAAATACCTAGATATGCGGACCTTTTGATGGATTGTTATTTAAGTGTTGACTTACCAAATATTTGGAGTCCTATTATGCCCCCGAATACGGACCAAGAATCTGAACTATATAACAGTGGCCAATGGGTTCCATACGAATTTAAATGGATTGATTCCATAGGAGCAATGATGATATCTCGCATTACTATTACATGTGGAAATCAAACATTACAAGAGTTTTCGGGAGAATATTTGAAACTAATGATTGAACGCGACATGCCTGGAAGAAAGGTGTTTGGATTTAATGAAATGACTGGAAATGTTGCATCATTAAAAGACCCAGCAAATGCAGGTTCGCGCGTTAACTCATACCCAAATGCTTATTATAATGAGAATGGCGCAGGCCCTTCTATTAATGGAAGAACATTATATATCCCATTAAATTCCTGGTTTACTTTTAAATCTCAAATGGCATTTCCATTAATCTCGTTACAGTATAATGAATTACACATAAACGTGACAATGCGACCAATTCAAGAGTTATTCCGAATTCGTGATGTATATGATGGTGCGAATAATTTTCCTTATGTATCTCCTAATTTTAATTTATGGTATATGCAATTTTATAGATTCTTACAGACGCCTCCAGACGTTGAACTTGGACTCAATTCCTACGTAGATAAAAGAACAATATGGAATGCAGACGTTCATTTGAATTGCACATATTGCTTTCTTTCCAACGAGGAATCTAGATTATTTGCACTCCAAGAGCAAAAATATTTATTTAAACAAGTGAGAGAACAGATATTTTACAATGTTACTGGTCCGAATAAAGTTCAATTAGATTCTATTGGAATGGTTTCTGGAATGACGTTTGTATTTAAAAGAAGTGATGTTAACTTGCGAAACGAGTGGACAAATTACTCTAACTGGCCGTACAATTATGCGCCATATGATATAGTCCCTGCACCAACAAGCGGCACATTTCAAATTAATAGAACCAATCCAGATGGTTCAACAACCATTGTTGATATTGGACCCGGTGTGAATCCAAATGGTCAATTAACTAAATGGTTTATTACAGGAGGTTCACATGGTTCAAATGCTTATGGAATTTTGGTTGACATGGGAATATTATTAGACGGCTCTTATAGGGAGAATTTACAACCAGTGGGCGTTTATAACTACATAGAAAAATGGATTAGAACCGGTGGATTTGCAGATTCTGGAATTTATTTTTACAGTTATGGCACATCAAACTCACCAATAGACCTTCAACCTTATGGCGCAATTAACATGAGCCGATTTACTACAATTGAGTTGGAGTTTAATACAATTATTCCAACGTTGGACCCATACGCACAATCATTGGCTATTTGCGACCCTCAAACTGGAAACATTATTGGTATTAATAAACCAACTTGGAGGATATACGACTACAACTTTAATTTATATACATTTGAAGAGAGATATAATGTGGTTACCTTTGTTGGCGGAAATTGCGGGCTTATGTATGCGACGTAATTAAATATTACACATTCTCACTGTAATAGGTAATAAAATCAGAATATATTATTTTGATTTTATATTCACAGTCTGGGCGAAATATTGATAAAAACAAGGTTCTTTAAGTTACAAAATTGTAATTGTTCGCTTAAGATAACAAATCATTGTTTGTTATTTTAATTTTATACTACAAAGCGTGCAAAATATACTAATATATTATTTTGATTTTATATTCTCAGTAAGGGCGAAATATTGATAAAAACAAGGGGGTAAAAGTGTTTCCAAAAATCAAAAATGGACAAAAAAAATGTCCAATTTTCAAAAGCCAAAAGATTTTATGAAAAAGGGGTCAAAATTCCGCCATTGTGAGCATAATGGTCTAAAATGCGGAAAAAAAACGAAAAAAAATGTTACGATAATTTTTATATATTTTTGCGGAAAAGGGTTTAGGCATTTTTTATTTATAAAATTTTTATAAGATTATATAAGATTTTTTAATATAAATATAAGATAACAATACATACTATGCCAAAAGTTGAAATTGATTATTCAAATACTATTATTTATAAGATCTATTGTAAAGATTCTACTATAAAAGAACTTTATATTGGTCATACTACAAATTTTGTTCAAAGAAAACATGCTCATAAACAAAGTTGCATAAATGAAAAATCTTCAAATCATCAGTGCAAATTGTATAAAGTTATAAGGGAAAATGGTGGATGGTATAATTGGAGAATGGAAATAATAAATTTTTTTAATTGCAAAGACCATTATGAAGCGAGAATAAAAGAACAAGAATATTTTGAATCTTTAAACGCAACATTAAATAGTATTGAACCCATGCCAAAACCAAAGGATAAACCGATTAAAATAATTAAATCTTTTGAAAATAAAATAATACACAAATGCGCATTGTGTAATATA